TGGTTCACTTTCACGTACTGACCGTATCGCTAAATACAACCAATTGCTTCGTATCGAAGACCAACTTGGTGAAGTAGCTGAATACCGTGGATTGAAATCATTCTACAACCTTAAAAAATAATCAGTTTACTGATTAAGAGGTTTTAAACCCTTGATATTAAAGCATTCTAGGCTATCCCCTAGAGTGCTTTTTTTGATTTTGTTACCCTTTTTGTTATCCTTTGACATTTTTTGTATAGTAAAGGGTGACCCTAAAGTGTCATACCCTTATAAACTATTAATAGCATTTTCAAATATTGAAGCAGATTTTTGAGCTCCTTCTTTAGTTGCGTGAACATACGTATTAAGTGTCATTGAGATATCGCTATGACCTAGACGGTGTTGCAAGTCTTTTGGTTGAATACCAGCATAAAGCATGATAGTAGCGTGTGTATGGCGTAAACCATGGAAAGATACATTAGTTACACCAGCGTTTTTAAAGTGTTTATCTAGTCTTCTTCTTAAATTGCAAGCATAAGCGTATTTTTCTGTAAAAACAGAGAAGACAACTTTTTCAGACCGCCCAAGTTGCCATGATTGGACTTGTTGGCGGTTTTTATATTGCTTAAGCATAAGTATAGTAGCTTTATCAATTGAGATATCCCTATAACCCGCCTTAGATTTAGGGGGATTTACTTCTTGATATCGGTTAAGTGTCTTATTAACGCTGACTACACCACTTTCTAAGTCATCAGACCATTCAAGGGCTAAAGCTTCGCTGATACGTAAACCAGTAGCAAGTAAGAACGTATATAAAACAAAGTCAAATAGGCTTTCATAGTCTGATTGGTCTAGCGTATTTAGATAATTTAAGAACTGTTTCAATTCTTGTCTATCTAAAAACTTAATTTTAGTTTTTTCTTTTTGTTTTTTACGTGGAACAATAACGTCCCTAGCAGGATTGTGTTGTATTAGTTGCATAGCGACGCCATATTGAAGTATTCGACTATTGACATTGTGAAGTAGGTTGTAGTTTGCGTATGCCCCTTTAACGCCCTTGTTTGCCCTATCAGCCCATTTGTTTACTTGTTGCTGAATAATAGGAGTTGTTAGCTTATCAAGTTTATAATCGCCGAATACAGGCAAAATATGTACTTTTAACAGCCCCTTAGTAGATTGTTGGGGGTTTGGTTTAACTGTATTCTTGTAACTATCCCACCAGAGAGAAGCAAGTTCTTTGTAGGTCTTTATTGTAGCCTTGGTTTTGGTTGTATAACCGTTATTGATAAATTCGTTAACCGCCTCACGGGCTTTTGTTTTAACGCCTTTTTTGGTAGAAGCAGTAATGTTTTTACGTGCTTTCTTTCCTGTTAGTCTATCTGTTCCAAGGTAAACGTTAGCACGATAGACAATAGTTCCGTTTTTCTTTTTTACTTCTTTGATATTCATGTATAAACCTTTCCATCAGCAGGCAAGCTATTATTAAAAAGGTTCTAGGTTTTACATGTAAGAATGTCGGGATAGCAGGTTAGAAATACTGGAAAATCCTAGTATATGGCGTAACAAAATGGTACTCCATACCAGAAAATTGTTAGAAAATACGAGAATAAAAGCTATATATAATCGAATTTAGTAATTTTTAGTATTTTCAATAGAAATATATCAAGTTTTTTCAAGTCCTAAGAACTTATAACCGTTGTTGTGGTTACATTTGTGAGCATATGAATACTACAAAATACTACAATCTCCTTATTATAGATTTTCTTGAAAAATGAATTAAGAATCATAGAAGTTTACCGTACGAAAATCGAAAAAATGGCTTATTTTTGATTTTGTGGTTATAAGATACTGGAATTAGATTTCTATTAAGCGATTATGTTTTTTTAGTCTTTGTTTTTATTTTTTATATTATTTAATTTGGCTAATGCTTGTATTAAAGTATCGCTCATCTTACTGATTTGGTCAGCGGATAGGCTTGCCGTTGTAGAGGCAAAGTCTGCTAAGTTGGATAAAGCGTTACTCAAGTCATCTAAATAATCACTAATATATTTTTTTCTTTCTCCTGGAGATAATTCTTTCAATTCATCATCACTTAAAATATTTTGTGGAATATCTATTTTTACAACGTTTTTAGATGGTTCACTAGACATAGTTATAGGGTATCCTGTGGTTTGTAAAAAATCTTCTTCAGCTTTTATCTTGTTCAGATACAATGAAAGCTCTTCTCTGTAATTACCCAATTTAGTAATTTCTCGTATAATTTCATCAGCTTGATAAGGTTCAACAATCGATAATAATCCCTCGTAATCTTTCGCTTCAGAGTCAAAAAAATCAAATAAATCACTTAAAGATTGCATAGGAGCTGTCCTTTTTAGGTTATAAAAGTAGATGTTAGATAATGTTTCTAAATCCATATTTAAAAAAGCAGATAAACTTATGATATTTATGGTGTTTTCCAATGTATCTTTATTTAGATATTCATTGCTATCCGTTAATTTTTCTGAGATTGCTTCAACAATTTGACCAACGCTAAAACGTTTGTCAGTGTAACCTAATAAATAGCTTTTAGTAGTACCGAAATAGTCGGCTAATTTATCCCATATTTCTTTGTTCCGAGGTTCTCTCTCTCCTCTTTCATAATACATTAATTGACTTGCTGACACTGAGATATTGTATTTTTCCTTCAACACTTCACTAAGTTTATTTAGTGATATTCCCTTTTCTTGTCTTAGCTCTTTCAAGCGATTTAATTGTTTAGGCATGTTTTTCCCTCCCAACTTTTGTAAGGTTAGTATAACACAACTGTGAATTCAATAAAAGAAAAATTCTCAAAAAAAGAATAAAAAAAGCTTGTATTCTCAAAAAAAGAATGTTAAAATAATTTTGTTCTCAAAAAGAGAACAACGAAAAGAGGTGGAAAAATGATTATTTCAAAAAGTATGGCTGAAAAAGTTCGAATTAAACGTGGAAAAATGGCGATGACAAAAACAACGCTATGCGTTGAGCTTGGGATAGCTAGGCAAACATTAGCAAAAATCGAAAAAGGTAATTATGACGCTCCAAAACGTATTTATGAAAGTGTCGTAAATTGGTTATTAGAAGACTACTAAAAAACACGTACCTAAAAAGATACGTGAGAGCAACAAAAAAGGCTTATGAAGTTTGGCGACTACAAGCCTTTCAGGAAATAAAACTAAAACAAAATTAATAAAGCAGGCAAGCTATTATTAAAAGGGTTTTAGCAAAGTTTTTTATGCTTGAATTATAACAAATTCGGGTGTTTGTGTCCAGACGGAGAGCGGGAACTCTTAAAACTACAAAATAATTGGTATATAGTAAAAAGAAAAATAGGTACAAGAAAACAGCATTAAAAGGCGACAAGAAAAAATTAAAGAAGGAAGGGAGTAACATGACTATTTTTTCAATTAACGAGGAAGATTACACTGAAGAGCAGTTAGCAATATTTAGAAAGCGACAAGAGAGCAAAGCGAAGGCTAAGGCATTCTTTACGGCACAATATGACGAATATACCGCCGACGTAATTGTTACTAACGTGATGATTGGTTATATGAATTTAGGTAAAGGGAGCGCTGATACTTTTGAGCAAGCTTGGAATGATTTAGGGTTTGAGGTTGTAATGGATATTGTTTATAGAGCAATTAACCATCTACCAGCTAGAGGTAAAGGGGAGAGATAGAAGAATGATTTATCAAGAAATCAATTTACCAATTTGGGGGCAATTGGTGCTTATGGCGGTATTAATTTTATTATTGCTTTTATTAGCTCATATTAAGCCTTTAGAGGACGTTAAAGAAGAAAATGATAAAATACCCGACAATCATGTAAAAGAGCGATACGGGGCTTATATTCAATCACAGGGACGATATTATAATTAAGGAGACAGAACATGACTGATAAAACAAGCGCCAATCTTGCTAAAGTAAGGGCTGAAAAGTTTGGAGAAAACCTATCGGAAGCCTTCGATATTATGGTTGAGTTTGAGCTAGAAGGTAAATTTGACTGTTATAATACCACAGATTATTTGAAAATGGCTAGAGTTTTGGAAATCTTAACAGATTTTTCTGTTATGTGGGATAAAGGGCAGATTATTCTAGTCAGCAAAGAAAGCGAGGTTAGACAATGACATTACAAACCTTACCTAAAAATGATAAACGCGTACTGAGACTTATCAAAATTGGGGCGGAGAACGCTATAACAGGCGCTGAAATCGCTAGTATCTTGTGGCTTGATAAAAGACTTGTACAGAAGATTATTAGCCGACTAATTACAAAACACGGTATCCCTATTGTAGGTGTAAGAAGTGGTACCAACCGAGGATATTTTATCCCTGCTAATAAAGCAGAGCTAATGGACGGTACAAAGGCTTTTTATAATCAGCTTCAAGATGAACAAAAGCGCCTTACTATTTTGGTGAATGCTGACCCAGCTATCTATACAAAGCTTATTAAAGAGCTTTTAGAAGGGGTGTGATATGGGGACATTTTCACCCGAGTTTGAACAAGGTTTATTAGACCGTATAGACGTAGTAGCTGAAAAGAAGTTAGAGCTAGAAAGACAATTACAGACGCAAACAGGTTTAATAAGCGGAAAGAAGTTGAAAGAAGAATTAGATATAACAGGCGCTACACTCACAAATTGGGTTAAGTTGGGGCTTAAAGTTTACCAACCGCCCTTTGAGAGTAGCAAGAAACAATATTTTAGAGCGTCAGACGTGATTAATTTTTTAACCGTACGCTAGAAAGGAGCAATAATTGGGAAAGACTAAAATATATTTTTGGTTAAAGGTTGATAAAAAGTTTTTTGACAATGTTTTTATCAAGCGATTAAAAAACATGAATGGCGGGTATGCTATGACCGTTATTTATATCCGACTTATGTTAGAAAGTTTAGAAAGTGATTGTATTTTATACTATGACGGTTTTCTTGAGAGTTTGGTAGAAGAATTAGCTATTAAGTTAGACGTTTCAGAAGATGATATAAATATGACTATGGCATATTTTACTAAATGTGGACTAATTCAAATTGATACCGAGGGAAATGCTGAACTATTACAGGCTAGAGCTATGTTAGAACAGGAAACAAATCAAGCACAATATATGCGAGATTATAGGAAACGTCGGAAATCGAAAAACGATAATTCTTACAATGTAAGCCAAAGAGATAACATTGTAAATGAACCGTTAACCACTTGTAAGACAGAGATAGAGATAGAGAAAGAAATAAAGAAAGATATAAATATAGATATAAAGTCAGAAGTAGATACTAGAGAAAATCAATCTGCTACTGCTGATGAAAAATCTGAATTCAATATTTTTGAATATTATCAATCGCGAATTGGAGTTTTAGATGGCTATCAGATGCAAAAACTGCGAGATTTTATAGAAATTGACAATTTAGAACCAAAACTAGTTAAACGAGCAATTGACAGAGCAGCTGACAACTCTAAAAGAAATTTTGGCTATATCAATTCGATTCTTAAAAATTGGGCTCAAAATGGTATCAAAACAATTGTTCAGCAAGATGAAGAGCAACGAAGATTTGAAGAATCCAAGAACCAACCTGCTAAAAGTGATATAGAAAGCACTATCCCAGATTTGCCATTTTAGAAAGTGAGGTAAAAACATGAAGAAAGACCCATTTGAGAATTTAAAGCATGTTATAGAGCTTGAAGAGGTTTGTCCCGTTCATAACGTACACTTACAACAGCTTAACAGGACTGTTGTAATAGCAGGCGAAGACGAACCAAGAAAGCCCGCCCCTTATTGTCCCGAATGTGCTAAAGAGGGAATAGCTCAAAAGAGCCAAAGCGAACTTGAAAAGCTCAAAAATAAAGAATTGTATGCAAATACTTACAACGTCTTAGAACGTGATAGTACAATCCCTAAAGAGCTTAAAACGGCTACCTTTGATAATTTCATAGCAAATACAGCAGAAGAACGTCAGCTTTTAGCCTTTGCTAAACAGCAGGCTGAGAAGTACATAAATGGCATGGTGGGAAATACGCTTATAACGGGCGGTACAGGTATCGGAAAGAGCCATTTAAGTATTTCTATTGCCAAAGTAATAAACGAGGGATACAGGGCAAAAAATGAGCCTAAGAGCGTGTTATTTATCAGTCTTACAGAAATCATTAAGGAAATCAAAGAGGGGTGGAATTATGGCAGAGGTGCCAAACTAACAGAGGCAGAAGCGGTTAAGCTATTGACTGAAGTTGACTACCTTATTCTTGATGACCTCGGAGCAAAGAATGCAACGCTAAACCCTAAAAGTGACTGGGAGCAAGATTTTCTATTTGATATTCTGAACAACCGAGAAAATACGATTATCAATACTAATTTAAGCGGTTCGGAGTTGCGTAAAGTCTATAACGAACGCAACGCAAGCCGTATCTTGAAAGGTTTAGAGGGAAACAGCTTTAAAGCATTTAGTATCAAAGATAAGCGTTATAGTATCCGAAACTTGAAATAAGACTTTTTTCCAATTTTGGAAAGCAAAAAATGAGGTTTTTGAGGTATTTGGTAACAAAAAGGGTAACAAATTTATAAGAATTTATCGGAAATACTATAATTTCAAGGTTTTATCTAATAACAGATTATTAATACCTAGAGTAATACAAGGAGAAGAAACATGAATAATGTAAAATCACAAAACGAAATCAGACCATTAACAGCCAAAGAGTTACAAAATTGGATTGAGGAAGAGAAAGCAATCTTAGAAATGATACAAGGTTATAAAAATAAGTTACCAGAGGGAGAACAAGAACAGTTTGAAATCCTATGCTTTGGTGTTTGGAATTGCTTAGATAACTTGCACACTATGCTTGATGGCAATGAGTTAAAATACTATCCTAAAGAGCTTAAAAAACGAAGTAAAGCAGAATATCTTAAACTACTTAGAGAGAGTAGAAAGGGAAGTTATGGAAACAAATAGTGATTTATTGGCATTAATAAAACAAGGGTATATTTTATATTCAAAAAATGGTATAATGACAACAGAGAAAACACCAGATTTTGGTACAATTACATTGAGTTATCAAGGCGGAAAGTTTACACACTTAACCGTTACGACAACTAAAAAATAGCGTCTATCTGAACAACAGAGGACAATTCATTAAGCTTGTAATAGCTTTTTGAGTTGTCCTCTTTTTATTTTTAAAACAGAAAAGGAGTAGAAAAATGGCAGAAATGAAAAAAATTAATGAAATGATTGCAGAATACGTAAAGGAAAAAGAAGAGCGAAAGAGAGCGTACTATGAGCTTGTGACGAGATTGCAAAAAGATATAGACAGGGGCTATGCGGGGGCAGTATTAGCTAAAAAAACAATCGATGAAAGACGTTTACGAAGTGAAAATACAGACGCTTGGAAGCAAAAAGAACTACTTGAAGCATTAGAAAAAACGGTGGAAGATGAAAAAACAAAACTTGGAGCCGTCACACAGATAACCGCTGATGATTTAGCTGAACTAACCTTATTGGAAGATATCGAATTAACTGAAAAAGATTTAACTTACTATATTAGCAAATACCAAAACAAACCGCTTGCAATTAAAAAATTAAAACAAATTTATCAGGCAGACCTTCGAACATTTCTGTTTCCAAAATCAAAAGAAGAAATCTTGAACGATTGGGAAAGTCAAGCGAAAGAGGCTATCCGCTATATTACGCAATTAGATTATACGAGAACTACCGAGATTGATTTTATGGGTGATAAAATTTCCACAGACATGCATAATACTTTTTTAGAAGAAGCTTTAACAGCTTATAACAATTATTAATTCAAAAAGGAGTCACCGCTATGGACTTTCTAAAAGAAATCGATAAACAGAGCACCAAGAACAACGCTTATAAAGTTCTAAAACAATATCGTCGCTATTCTCGTATGGCTGGTGAAGAATATACACCTAAAATCACAGCAACTTATACATTAGAACCTAAAACAGTTAGGAGTTATAACAGTGGTAGCAGTCAAACAGAAGCACTAGTAACCAGACGTGTATCGGCTTGGAATGAAATGGAAGCTATCATGAAGGCTATCAATCGTGTTATTGACCCGTTTGTAAGACAAATTTTGATTGAGAAATATTGTAAATGGCAAATTAGAACAGATTGCGAGATTTATATGGAACTCGGTTATTCTGAAAGCGAGTTTTATCGAAAATTAGAACGTGGTGTTATTGAGTTCGCAGAAGCCTACCGTGGCGGGGAGTTATTGGTGTTTTCTATATAACAAAAAGGTGCCCCAAAAATGGAGCACTTTTTTAACCAGAAGATAAAAACAACACGCTTTGTTGTGTTAAAGTGATTGTTTTTTTGTAGTTCTATTTTACCATTTTACAGTTTTAATATCAAAAAAACAGTTAAAAGACTTTTAAGTGTTATATTTTGTACGAAAGCAATAATTTTGTATAATTAGAGAGAGGCGGAAGTTATTATGACGTATGAATTTTACAAAAAGACCCCAGACGATAAAATTTGGTGGGTTGAAGATAATGAACAAGTAGGTACTCACCCATTTAGTTTTGATAAAAAGAAGGTATATCACTTATTTGCTGATTATCCCCACAATATGACTGATGAAGAAGTAGAGATTTTTAAAAAAGAGTGTCCGTTTTGGGCTAATTTCTTTAAGTATCGCCAAAAATAGTATTATCAATAAAATTTAAGCGGGTGTGGAAGAGCTCACACCCGATATTACAGATTTTAACCTGCTCAAATTTGAGCGGGTTGGCTATTGCTCTTTTTTGAGTAATAGCTTTTTTTATTTTGAAGTTCTGTACTTACAACTACACAGCTTACAAGCGTGCCCTTAAGTACAGTTGTAAGTATCGGTATTCTAACTTTGCTTCACAATTTTGGGAAGCAAAAAAGTAACGTCCGAAAATGGACGCTACTTAAATAATCGCTAAATGGTAAAGAGAGCAAAAGCCCTTTTACATACCCTTATTTAACATAAAGGCGTGTAGTTTCAACTACATACCACTTACTTTTTACCGATTTTGGGATAAAGTATTTTAAGGGTGTAGCTATAACTACCCCCTTATTTTTCGACACTTTTGTCGTAAAGTCAAATGCTTACGGGTGTACTTTCAGGTACACCCGTACTTTTGCTCAATTTGAGCAGAAGAGAAATCTATCATAGCAAAAAAATGTGCTGTAAGTGGTAAGAGTTTTTAGAATTAGTAATTATAGTAAAAAATGGGAGAACAGAGCAATCTGTTCTTTTTTCGTTTGATTAAAAAATAATTTAGTTAGGAGTTACTGAAGATGGAAATAGTC